CTGATACCAAGGGCTGTTTTCAGCGGCTGTGATGCTTTGCAGTTGGTAGCCATCGCCGCCGCCTGTCTCGCGCGAAACCGGCCCGCCGCTGTACTGCGGGATGTATTGCATACCATTCATGACGAACGGAGAGCCCATCCCGTTGCCGTAGAAGTCGGGATTCTGGTTAGCGAGAATCTGGTCTAGCTGTTCTTTAGTGAGCATGATTTATCCTAGTTTTACCCATGCGCCAGCGCGGCGGATGTACGTTCCAGCCCCTGAGCCGGGGTTCCAATTAACACCGTCAGCCTCGTAAATTTCGCCATTGACAAACTTTGATGGCGCTACGTTGGTGACTTGCAATTTCAGTGACGGTTGCTGGCTGTCCAGTGCCTGCTTTAGATTGGACAACTCGCGCTGTAGCCATTGCGCCAACTGCGCGGGGTCGTTCGGCGGTGTAGAGGGGCTGTAGTTCATCAGTACTGACCGTTTGGAGTCATGTCCAGCACCATCGAGCGAATGCGCCAATAGTTGCCGGTAGAGCTACCAATCCGCAGGGCTAGGTATGGCCCGCTGGCAAAGTCGTACACCTTGCGGCTGGTGCCTTGCGTCCAGACCTTTGCCGTTTTCCATGTGGCCGGGTCGTCTGCCAGCACATGAGCACCGTATTGAAACGTGAGGTTTGTCCCGGTCTGCGCGTCAATCGTCGGCTGTACTTCTTTCAGCGTCTTGAACGTCGAGGGGTCGTCAAACGCCATGCCCACACGCTCCAGACGTGTCGCAATGGCCGTCCCAAAGTCCGTCTCGCCTTGGTCAACGAGGCCGATTTTCTGGTCAACGGTAGAGACGACCATGCGAGACTGATTCTCGGAGTAGGTGCCTTCTACCCATGCCTCGGTCTGTTCCGCCCATGAGAGGGTTTGATTGTTCCAAGTCTGCGTAGAGGTACTAGAAGGCACAAGGCCCGCAGCGGCATAGGTCACATCAGGCAGTTTGCGGATGCCCCATTGGTTTGTTTCCCAATTCCATGTGTAGGCGTAAGTGCAAGCCTCTTTACCAACAGACGGAAGGCACACCCACACTTCCTTGTAATAGTCGTTGACAGCGAGAAAACAGCGCTTCCAGTTTTCGGTGTTCATCAGGTCGAAGATGGCCCGGCGCACTCTGCCGTCACCAATCGAGACTTCCTGCACGCCGTTGTGAATAATCACGTCGCCCGAGGTCAGGACGACAACACCTTTAGGAGTGGCCACACCGCAGCCACGGAACAGCATTCCGGAGCCTGGTACTCGATTGAACTGGAACACCTCATTTGAGCCCGGCAGGAAACGCATCAGCCATACAGCGTCTTCCTTGAACACAAACAGCGAATCATTCCACGCCACCGCGTCTACCTGTTCGCCGTCAGACACTAGGCCGGGGTTGTCGCCAGCGAGGTTCGTATCCGATGCCGTCCACGCGCTCGGCAGATTGCCAGCGGTAGCTTGTGACGACCATTGAATCAGGTGCGGGAACTCAGTCCCGCCGATGGTCATGCCACCAGCCACGATAAACGCACCGAATGGCCGCATCCAGCGGGCTTTTGTGCCAGCCGTCCAGCCCGGTAGCGTCGTCAGGTTGTTGGCTACGTTGCCATCCCAATAAACCGGGTCGTTTACCCCGTTGTTCAGAATGGGCGTGCCTTGGAAGCTGCCACCAGTCCAGCGGTCGTCAACCGTTCCTGTAGGAGCCGTGCCGGTTATGTCCGTGCGCGTCGTGCCATCGTCAACAAACACGCTTGTAAGCCCTGCGTGAAGACAATACCGCGTGCCGTTGACGGAAAACAGGTCTAGGTAGTACGGGATGATTGACGGCTGCGTAAACGTGGCTTGGATGCCGTGGAATCGCTCCATAAATCCAGCACGCGGGCGCATGTTGTAACCACCCGACCAGACACCCACGGCCAATTCCTCGGCCATCGTGTCCTGGTTGTAGCCTTGCCCGCAGTCGGGAATCTTGATTTTCATGGGCGAATCGTCACAACACCCAAAGCGCCAGCACCACCCGCGCCGGAGTTGAAGCCGTTACGGGTTGCGCCACCACCACCGCCCCCCCCACCGGGGAACCCGCCAGCGCCGCCAGCCGCAGCAGCCGCGCCGGTAGCAGAGCCACCACCACCGCCCCCCGTGCCGCCGCTGCCGTTCGTTCCTGCGCTGCCGGCAGTGCCCGCCGTGGGGGTTGTTGCGTTAGACGTACCCGCCGCACCACCAGAACCCGCCGTCATCGTGCCGACAGAACCACCAGCGGATGGGCTGTAAAGCGTAGTTCCTGCATTTATTCCGCCGCCGCCGCCGCCACCGGCTCCGCCGTAGTAGGAGGAGCCGCCAGCACCAGCATCCGCAGCCCCGTCAGAGCCAGAGCCGCCGCCGCCGCCGCCATTGAATGCAGATACACCAGCCGTCGCAGCGGATGCTGAGCCAGAACCACCACCAAACCCCTCAGGCCCGCCATCGGCAATAGCCCCGCCTCCTGGCTGCCCGCCGCCGCTCGCGCCAGTCCGGGAGGCCCATCCACTCCCGCCGCCACCAGCGCCAGCGTTGGCAGAAAATGGACCGCCAGCTCCAAGCGAACCGCCGAATGCCGTAAACACGCTGCCCACGGTAGTATTGCCGCCGCTGGTGCCGTTGCTGCCTGCTGTATTGTTAACGGCAACAGCCGCACCGCCAGCGCCCGCCGTGCCAATGGTCACAGTGTAGGAGGTGCCCGCAGTCTGACCACGGACACGCTGAATCTTTCGAGCAGAGCCACCGCCACCGCCAGCACCACCCTGAGCAGTAGTTGTTCCACGACTGCCAGAGCCGCCGCCACCACCGCCGCCGAAGCCGTCACACTCAAACTCACCGCCGTAGCCGGGGGGCAGAATGAATGTGCCGTCTGCCGTGAAGGTTTTAGTGAACGGGCAAAGCACGGTAGATACAAGCGCCGTGCCGTTGCTGTAAACAACGCGGGCCTCACCTGGATACATCACAAACGAGGTCAGGCCGTCGATTGTTTCTGCGCCGTTCGGGGTAAGCGTAATGTCGCCCGTGCCGCTGTTCTTCACAAACACACGCCAGCCACTGCCAAGAGTTGCAGCCGCTGCAAAGGTCTGTGAGAACGTGCCCGATGTGTACTCAATCAGGTTGTCGTTGTTCGACAGCGACAGGATGGTGTTGGACGTGCGTGCCACATAACCGGAGTACGACCAGCTAACAGACGTGCCATCCGTGCGCAGTGTCTTGCCAGCGTTGCCGGTCTGAGTGGGCACGGTAGACGACAGGGACGCAGCGAGAATCTTTGCATCTACGCAGGCGGTCGAGGCTACTTTGGTGCTGCTGTCGGTTGTGGCTTGCGTAATGCCAACGGTAGAAAGGTCGGTGTGCGTAGCCGTGACAGGGCCAGAGACGTTCGGGAATGACTGCTGCGTGGCGAGTTTGACCGTGCGAATCTGCGCAGCGCCTTCGCTTTCAAGGTCTGCATCCCTCGGAAGGTCAGGGTCTAGCTGGCTGATGTAGTTTGCGGTTTCGACGGTCATGCGGGCCTCACCTGCAACGTAGCGCCAGCGTATTTGCGGGCCGCGTTGTTCTCGTTGATTCGATCAATCGCACCGCTGAAAAGCGATGAATACTTCGCTGCGCCAGCGTCGTCTTGCGTGTAGATGCAGGCTTGCACCAAAGAGCCGTACAAATAGGCATCCGGGAAGCTAGCCAAAATCGCGTTGCTAGCGTTGCTGCCTGACAGAGGAACAAACTTGGCGTTGTACGTCAGGATGACGCTGCCCGTCTCGGTGTTCGACGTGCGGATGGTGCTTCCGCTGATGGTGTAGAAATAGGTATCTCCGTCACCCCATGAGCGCATCGCGTCGAACTGTTCCGGCGTGATGTACTGGAGCGGCTGTGCGGTGCTGTCGTTCCAGTAGATGGAGCGCATACCCACAAAGCCAGTCGGGATAGTCCCTACACCTGACGTAATCGTGACGGTAGCAGTAGCTTCAAATTCCACCAGCTTGCACCGAACTTGCAGCGTTGATTCACACAGCGCAATGAAATTCGGGATTGCGTCCGTCAGGTCGTCACGGTGCATCCAGCTTGCAATTTCTGTCTGCAAGTTGGTGTAGCTGTCGATTGCCACTTACGCACCCGAGCCGAAGGTGAATTCCAGCGTGCCAGTGCCGCTGTCAGTAATCACGGAGATGTGCGTGTCGGCAGCGTTGATGCCGAATATCTCGCCAGCGTTCCCGGCAACCTGCAGCGGGTCGGTCAGCGTTACGGCGTCCACGGTGGACTTGCCAGAACGCCAGCGCACGTCAGATGTGCCGGTTGTATGGACGACTCGCACATGAGTAGCAGGCTGGGCAATCGCAGGGATGGCGACACGCGCCGCCGTGGTCGTCGCCGAGCACTGGATGGTAGAGCCAAAGATCGGGCGGAATGGGGTGTTGGGGTTGCGCATGGCAGTCCTTAGATGCGCCCAGGCCACACGCGGAAATGCGCGTTAGCGGGGTCGTTGACGATGC